ATTGTTCATCTATAGTGGTCTTGTTGTTGCCGAAGTCGATGATTCCTCCGATATTTGTATTATCGTAACCACTCACACTTTCAAAAAACAGATAATATTTCTCAATGTCGGAAAATACAAAATCATTTGGCAACACTAGGGGCCATCCCCACATCGGAGAATATGAAGATAGTGGATAATGTGTGGAATTGACCACTGACAGTGGTTGATAAGTGTTTAATAAAGTGTAAGAATTTCCAAATTTTTCCAAGGCAACTATATTAGTTGATAGATTGCAAACATATGTATTGGTATCAATTTCGTTTCCTATATTTCTCCCATATACAGTTTTATCGCTTCGACCCTTGATATCGAAATTTTCAGAAAATTTATTTCTCTCACCTATTAGTTTAAACTTATCTAAACTCGCCAAATCCATCACCCTTTTTACTTTGTTCGGATAAGAATATCTCTCTTCGTTCTGCTCATTGTATCCAACCATCTCGCTTAAAGATTCGATGTAATCTGTATTACAAACATCAACATCTTGAGTATTTGCCACAAAGTTGGCTGTTTTTTCATAAATCTTTACACCGATGTCCTCATGATCAATATCAGAATCCCCCAATATCGATCCAAAGAAATCGTCAAATAACTTAGTCTTTTCAATTAATGTTTCTTGAAATATCAGATTCTTTAATTGATAAGAGGAATCAAAATTTTCATTCATTTTATACAAATCATAATAATTCTGATCATAAACATTAAAATTATTAGAAGAACCTTGGATGGTATACGAAGACAGTTGATCATTTATTACAGTCCCTGTAATATTAATAGTCACATCGCTCAAGATATTATAAGACGATGTCGATGGAAAAATTATATATCCTACCAAAGAACCACCATTATCTCGCGAAGATAATAGATAGTTTATTGAATATATTTCATAGTCTCCAACACTGATCTCTAATAATTGTGCGGTATCGTCAATATTTTCCAAATACTTACCGCTAAGTGACACTGCAATATCATCGAATGTTAAAGGTTCGAAATTTTTAATACTATAATTTTCCGAATCTTTAATTTTAATTGTTATTGGTATTCTGCTATTGAAGAATTTAATGTTATGGATATTAAAATTACTTATGGGATACCCTTCGCCGTCCAAACCATTTGATGTTATCGAGAACCTATCTATATCGACATTATCTGTAACATTACACGACAATCTAACATATAGATTATTCAAATAATTCAATGTTTCATTCTTAATGGTCAATTTGGTATTGTCGAAATTGAATGATATTAACAATTCGTCTTTTGGAGTATCATCTCTGAAATATATTTCCTTTCTAGAGTATTTCCCAACCAAAAACGAATCAATATCAGATTCATTACATTCTACTATATTATTGTTTGATATTTTACAAAATATATTAGATGTGTCGTTCACTATTTTATCAATTTCATTATATTGATATGATGAAATCGCATAGTTATAAATCCTATCATACATAGTATGGAAAGACTCTAGATGGTCATATTTGTTATCGCAAATATCCCAATAATTCTTACTGTTGCTATTATCTACAGTATAATAGACATCTACAATCGATTGATATGGTGGAAATTTTGAGATGGCTGTTAAGGGTCCACATATTTTTCCACATTCAAATTCTAAAATAGTGTTGTTTATTAAATGCTCAGGTATTTCAATATCAAAAGTTAATGGTGTGTAATCATGAACCGTTAATATTTTTTCTACGGTTGATATTGTTGCATTATTGTTGCAATCGTAAACAACTAAATTTACTTTATATTCTCCGGGGAAATTATAATATTTTTCGACAGATAATTTTTTCGAAATCGTGCCATCTCCAAAATCCCATACCACCCTTTTACCATTGCTTATTCCAGATATTTCAGATATGAATTTGAATGGTGTATTTGGCAAAGCATAGGAAGATAAGGACAATTCGTTCTTATAATCATATGCGCTGAAGTTAATATATCCTGTTGTATTACTCATCTATCACATCTATTTTTGATATTAATGCATTCGGTCTATATAAATATGGGTATTTGAAATATGGTAATGTTGTTGTTTGATTTAAATATTCAACATCTAAATCCTCATACAACGGGTTCCATATTATAAATGATAATCCATTAAAATATAAATCCTCGGAATCGTTTTTTGTTTTTATTGATTTGACTCCCGGTATCGATAAGATGTTGGATGTTAGGTAACTCATATCAATAGTTTGTCCGAGTTTTATATTCGAAGAATCGAAATAGTCTTGAATCACTTTCAAGACTTTACTCTTTATGGTTTCTTTATTGGTCTTATCGTTTTTTTCTCTAGTGATTACGACTCTACAATTCTTATAAACATTTTTATTAGGCGACTCATTTCCGAATCCTATATCAATGCCCATGTATATCGGATCTCTTGGAACAACCTCGTGGCTAATAATTTTCTTGTCATTAGTTAAGTTTTTAATAAGATTTTTGAAACTACTACTCAAAAAGTTCGGATACTCCTCGTCTAAAGTTTTAAATTGTGGAACGCAAAAGATATTTATATTATTAAAATCGCAGGAATCTGCAAAATTGACTTGATTTAATATGACTCGGTTCACCTTGTTTGGATCTACGCAGATATCATAAAAATAAGATATATAACCACTGATAAAACTTTGGTTGTTTACCACTTTCACATCGTTTAATACGTTGGGTATACTCTTTTTCAAAAATTTTTCGTAATCTGACTCAGTAACCAATCTCAATTGAGTTGATAAAAACGCTGGGCTATTTTCTTTAATCTGTTCAACCGTTTCAGCTTCTCTTATCGGGGTGGAATTTGATGGATTTGTAAAGCTTAGATATGATTTATTAGATTCATTAATTTCGTATGATGTATTTAATGAATTTAAAGCATTATAAATTTCATTGAATCTAGAGCTTCTGTAATTGAAGAGTTTATTTGCATTTATCGCGTTTTTGGAGATCAATCCCCTTTCCCCATCACTCAATATATAAAAAACAGCCACCTCATCGCCAGAATTCAAGGCTTTCCCGAAAATTCCATTACCGAATTTGACCTCATAATGTCCATTTTCGTTAAGTCTGATCTCACAAACTCTCGCTGTGGATGTTGTTAAAAATAGACTATCCACTTCTTCATACTCATACCATGCACCGTTAGACTCTTTGACATATACAGTGATTGTACCGTGGGAGATGAATCGGATGTCTTTTTTATCCACCAAATTATCAACAACTATCGGAAATGTCTCATAATCGATTCCGTCTGCGGTATAAAGTGGGTATTCTCCAATAGTCCCTTGATATAATACTACATTATCGTCAACTGATTGTATCATTTCACTACCAGATAAGCTTTTTTCAAAAGAAACCGAATCTTTGAAGGTATATTGTATATTATCTATTAAAAAATAGCTATATTTGGGAATTGTATAATTTCCGATTGTTAAAAATGAGTTCGCTGTGCAATTTATCGGAACCATGGACGTTTGTTTTCCAGTTGGCTTATATCCAATCAACTTCACGATTCTGTTCATGTTTTCGTAAATGGTTGCTTGCGAAAACGAAGACTCTGAGGAAGTCTGATTCAAATAAAAGAGCAATACGTGGGTATAATACGCCAATATGTCCAGTATAGACGATATATTCGATCCCTCGTAGTTTTGATCAGTGAATTTACCACCTTCGTTTAATCTTTCAATCATGAAAGATTTCAATGAGACAGCATCAAAATTTACATACGAATTTGAAGGTAAATTATATTCTGGAATAGCCATTATTCAATTATTTATTCCAATAATCATATAACAGTATAACCAGTGCTATTCAGCTGAGATTTTATGGACAACCCCTTTATATCTAAAGACGGTACATCGATCTCGAAAGATATATCATATTGATTATTGTCCTCATCTGGGGTAACTTGAACGTTTTTCACTGTCACTCTTGGTTCCATTAAGGGTAGCTTAGTTTCTATATCATCTTTTATAATATCACTGGTGAAATCATCGATGGGTTCGAATATATACTGTCTCAAATCTACCCCATACGTTGGATTTAATATTTTATCCCCCGGAGATGTTAAGAACGCTGTCGATATACTGTTTTTGACCGACTCAACATCATATATAGCCGCCAAATCTCTCAAATTCTCCTGTTTATTCAATTGATTATTATAAGACACGTCTGATCTTAAATCTAATGCCAGATCCTTATATAGATAATCGTCTTTCAGAGTTTTTTCTGAAATTCTATCTATTTTTAATGAATTTATTTTGATACTCATCAATTACCAGTCCTTACACGCTTCCCCTCACATTCGCCACTGACTTTTTGCTCAATCCATTACATTTTTCCAAAATTTCGATAATATCTGTCTTATAATCATCCTCATCGTATATCGATTCTACCAATATTTTGGTGTAATAATCGTCAAATGATTCTGTTTTGACCTTTGTTTCGTCTTCTATGTTCATTTTTAGAAATGCTGGTGGTGTTTTCCCCCTATCGAGCATCCAAGGTCGATCTACACGCTTCTTCATCTGTTCTTTAGTGAATGGAGTGATGCCCAATTGATCTATCAATCCTTTAATATATGTTTTGGTATTTGCATTCTCCCACTCTGCCTTATTTTCTACACTATTTTGTGAGAGTTTATCTAACATAGAGACCAAATCAGACTTTCCTATATCATTTTGAGTGGTGTTTAATTTGTTTAATGCTATGGGATGTTTGTCCGATGCACGTAAAGAACTATATATTCTAGAAATTATCATAAATGGTAATTTATTGAAGTCTCTTATGCTAGTAATGTTCACATTTTTGTCCAATTCTCTTCCAGCGGCGAATTCCTTTCCTTCGTAGTCTCTTTTAAACCTTTCGATATATCCAAGCATCGGATTTATGTTTTGATCGGTAGATTCTAAAGCCTTTAAACGCTCAATCGCATCAGATAAATTGCTTGGTGAGTCCTCCCAATTTAATTGATCTAATGATTTTAATTGCTGATTCCCTGATTTCGACTGATATTCTTTAATTAGAGAAGATGCAGTATATTTTACCAGATCCAATAATCCTGAAATCGCAGTTTCGTTCGCGTCTTCGTTGTTTTGATTAATTTGGTTGATTCTATCGTATAATTCTTCCAATTCTTCGGTGGTTTTTTCTAATTTCTCTTCCCACTTACCCATTTTCTCCTCAATATCAAAGACATTAGCCTTCAATTTCTCTATATCAGCGGGTTTCATGGTGGCTTGGTCGAATCTCATCCTTTTCTTATCTAAAAGGACGACCAATTCATCAATTTTTTGTCTAAAAAGCTGTTTTCTTTTTTCAACAGACTCTCTTTTCATTTGCTCATTTAATTTAGCAACCTTTGCCTCCATCATAGCTATGTCTGTTTCCATTTTATTCTTTTCAGATGGTGGTAATTTTGTTCTATTGATGATCTTATTCTTTTTATCTAGATCATCTCTCATACCAGTCAAATCACTTCGATACTTGGATTGATTTCTTTCGAGTTTTTCTAATTGATTCTCCTCATCATACTTTTCAACCTTACCATCTTCATCGATTCCTTTAATGTTTTTATAAGAATCTCTAGAATCATTGAATCTTTTGATAATTTTTTGTGCCTGTTTGTCAAAATAAGGGTCATTAAACAGTAATCGAAAAGATGTCAACATACTTTTCCACAATTTTGACTCGGCTGAGAATCCAGATTTCCCAGTGTTTTGGGTTGGGTCATATTCCCACCTATTTAAAGGTGTTCGAACTTCAAAATTATCAGATTTTCCAACTGGACCTGAGACATATCCCGCTGGTCCTTCCGATTCCTTGGCTCTACTCAATCTATTTCCACCCATATTCTTTGGGGCAGATGGTCTAAATCCAGCTTCGGTGATAACTTCTACCAATTTTTCAAACTTCATATCAATATTTAATGATAAACGGTTAAATATGAGTATGGGTATTAAATTTGATGAGATTTATGAATCGGTTGTCTCTCGTTATCAGATCGGGGGGTATCTTCCGGGAGATATCGTGAAATTTCGTCCAGATTACAAATCTTGCGATTGTTATAAATCAATGCATTCGACCATGAAAAAGGAATTGGATGAATTGGTCAAATCTGGACTGAATATTAAGGTTATTCAGGTTGGTGATAAATTATCTGGTGCATCTGCCGGAAATCAACACAAGACTGCTGATAATGTTGTCATTACTGTCGCTGCCGATCAAGGTGGTGGGAGACATTATGGTTCAATTGCGGTAAAACCTGATATGATTGATGTGGTTGATACAAACAATCCAAACCCGACCGTCCCAGATCAATTTTATAGAGATGATGAAAAATATCTAAATGGGAAGACCGAAAAATATGTCGATGATATGAAACACATCACTAGACTGACCGATAAAGGAAACAAAAGGAATACACCAACAAATTTGAAGCTTGCTGGGGAATCAAAAGATATAGAAAAACTCGGGGATCTTTTAGAAGAAATGTATTCATCCAATCCTAACTAAATAATACTATGCCTAGTTATTCTCAAAGAGATCAAATAATGTTAACAGAAGCATATACTCTACAGCTTCTAAAGGAATCCATCCCTTCAATGACATTGAATCAGGTGCATGCCAACTTGGATTTAATGTGTGAAGCGGAACTAGATTATGTCTCAACAGTTTCAGATAGAATTGTAGAGGGCTTCTTTGGAAATCTTAAAGCCGGGGTCAGTGGGGTTGGTAAAGGTATTAAGCAAAGTGCTGCCAATGCGGCACAGGGAGTCAAGCAGGCTGTTGGTGGCAAGATCGGTCAAGCTGTTCAGGGAGCTAAACAAGTAGGCTCTGGCTTAGTCGCAGGGGCCAAACAAATCGGGTCGAATGTATCTGATATGTATCAGACAGGTGTTGCTGATAAAAAATCACAAGACGCACTCGTTCAAGCCAAAACATCCACACAACAATTGATAGATTTAATTACCCAAGCTCAAGAATCTGGGTTGCTGGGCAACATTCAAGGTAATGTCACCGATATGTCTTTGAGTGACATTATTGATACTCTTGATGCAGTTAAACAAAGCACAGGGGATTTCGCACAAGCAGCAATCGATAAGGGATTTACTGGCGGTGCGAAGGATGCGTTTAAACAGGGGATGCAGTCTTAAATTTGCTCCAGATTTAAGACGCACGCGAAGAAGTTAATCTCTTTGTCAGTGACCCTACTAGACTTTTCAAGATGATCGGCAATGGTTAAAATCATTGCCTTTTTCTTTGAATCGTTCATCTCTTGACCATACAAGTAATTTAATAGATTCACTAACAATTGATCCCAGTCTCCATCAAATAGAATTTCGTTTTGTATTAAAAACTTTCTCAACTCAAAAGTTTCACCGGATTCTATGTGTTTTTGTATTTTCTCACATATATCATCAGTATTCAATTTATCCGGTATCTGTAATACTCCCTCAATTACGAATTTCTGCATTTCGTTAATACACTTCCTCAAATCGGGGTAATGCATCTTCACCAAGTTCGCCAATTTTTTCTTTTGTTGTAGGTCGACTTGGATATTTTCAGTTTTCAATATCTCCAAACATCTTCTCAACGCCTGTTGCAATGAAGGTTTCACAATCAATTCCTGACACCTTGATTGTAAGGGGGTGGATATCTTGTGTTTATAGTTGCCAGTCAGTATGAATCTAGCATTGTCAGCATACGATTCCATCATATTCCTCAATGCGTCTTGTCCATTCTTACTAAAATTATCAATTTCGTCTAAAATAACTACCTTGATCTTACCATCGAAACTTTTAGTTTGTACGAATCCCGAAATTTTGCCACGAACAGTATCAATACCATTTTCATCCGATGCGTTTATGTATAGATAATCGCATTTTAATATGTCTAAAACAATAATCCTCGCTAAAGTAGTTTTTCCTTGCCCTGCCCCGGAGCATAGTAATATATTCGGTATATCTTCTCCGAAGCTGCGAATAATCTCCTTTGTTTGGTCTGGGATGGATAAATCTTCTAAGGTAAGTGGGCGATATGCTTCAACCCAAAGCGATTTTATACTCATAATTGTTTAAGAAAGATATCACGTTTTGTTCTTTTGTCAAGGGCGCGGACGTATTCGGCACATTCTAATAGGTCATCGTGTGTTCCGCAATCAAACCACACCCCATCGATGCTTTTAACATGGACACCCTCCTCATAATCAATAGCTTTTATGAGATCCACTATCTCTAACTCACCCCTATGTGAGGGGATTAGTTTTTTCGATAATTCAACCGCTATATTGGAGAAGACATATAACCCAACGACAGCATTATCACTAATGTAACTAAAAGGTTTCTCTACAATTTTAGAGATATATCCAAATTCATCAACAGAAACCACCCCATAAGCAGAAGGATCTTTAACTTTATACGTAAATATCGAATTTGGTTCAGCCTCTATTGGTGTATTATTTAAAAATACATTATCTCCTAAAATTAGAGTCACATTCTTATTATCAATAAAATTTTCTCCTAAAATAAAAGCCTCGGCTAGACCATTTGGCTTCTCCTGCACGATATATTCTATCTTTATTCCAAATCTCGATCCATTTCCTATATATTCATAAAATAAAGTTCTTTGTAATTCAGATGCAACGATGATTAGAATGTCTTTAATACCCATATCTATTAAAGTCTTCAAAGGATAGTAAATCATCGGTTGTTTATATACAGGCATGAGTTGTTTACTCACACCAAGCGTAAGAGGGAATAACCTACTTCCCCTCCCCCCAGCCAAAATAATCCCTCTCATATGGTCTGCTGTCATACTGCCGCGTTTACATTAATATTGTCCATAATCATCCACATAAATTCTGTTTCAGTATTAAACTTATATATTTTAGATGCCTTTGTATTGTCTAATACACAGTTACTCCTAGGAGCTAATGTGTCTAGTTCACTCATTGTAATCCAATTGGGTTCCAAATCTTTCCACCTTCCCTCATTTCCCCAATTTAACATTTTAATAACATCAAATGTAGTCAATGGTTCAGGATTCACAATATTGTATATGTCTTGCTTTTGATTCCACCAAGAGGATGTCATATTTTTCAGAATTGTATCCAAAAATCCATTCAAATCCGGTAAAAATGTTTTGGAGTTGAGCATATCGATGAGATTTGGATAATTCATGATTTTTGTCAGATAATTTCTTGGGTATGTGATATCATAACAAATGGGCATACGAATTCTAAGAATTTTGACATTTAGATCTCTGGTAACTGTCTCAAATGCATGTTTGCTCTTGCTATAGAAGCTACTATCATCAAATAATCCAAAATTTGGAACATCCTCCTCTGTAAAATTCTTATGATACCCACTGTAAATACAACCGCTACTAATATGGATACATTTCACACCCAAATTATGGCAAGTTTTCGCTATTTGTTGGGGAATTGTTACATTCAATTCCCAGCAAAGTTCTTTTTTGAACTCAGCTTCGTCAACATTAGGTCTCCCGGTGAAGCCCGAGCAATTAATCACACAATCAACACTATTATTGAGTATAAATTTCCATAGATCCGTCTGATTACCATAATTCAGTTCGGATCTACTCAAATTTGATACTGTGTAGTGTAATTTTTTGAGATATTTCTCTATTTCTCCTCCCAAATAACCCTTACCTAGGATTAGGATATGGTGATTATCATTCGAGTTCTTCGCTAATGTATCTTTTAATCTCATTTAGAGTCATTGTATCATTCTCTGTCAAGAAATCAAGCGTCGTCTCCACAAATATGTCACCCATTGAACTCAATTCAGCATCTTCCACAGAATCTAAAATTTCTTGAATCTCATAAATGATGTCCATCAACTTTTCCTCTTTATCTGTCAATTTTTTAAGTAATTTTTTACTCATTTGAACCTATTTATTCTTTCGGGAAATAAATCAACTAAATAGTTTCATGTCTAAAAAGATTTCTGAATTTAATTCTGCTACAAAACCATTATCGGGTAGAGAATTGGTCGTTATGAACCAAAACGGTTCAACTGTGACCGCCGAGTTAAGTGATATTAAGACCTATACTTCACCAGATTCGTCAAATTTTGCAGTTAAAAACGCGAATAATAATTTTACGTCGGGTCAAACTATACAGGGTTCACTTACATGCACATACATTAACTTATCTGGTGGAACGGACCCATTATCATATTCTTTAAAACGTGGAGAAGGGACAGGATCATTTGGAATTATTGATCATAACAACTTTATCGGAACTGATATTATTGCTTTTGGTAGAGGTGCTGGCGCATATTCTCTCACACCTCCCAACACCAGTGATACTGCGGTGTTAATTGGTAAATACGTTGGGAATTATATAGGAGATAGTAATGGAAATTTTACTAACATCGTTGCTCTCGGTGCATATTCGGCGGCAGAAGCTGGTAGTTATGGTGGATATGTAAACGACCTTATTTCTATAGGAGAATTTTCTGGAAATTCGGTGGCCGGGAGCAATGGGTTAGCCAATAGTGTAATCACTATTGGGAAATATGCTGGAACTTGGGTCGGGGGACAAGGTGGAACAGCGGAACAAGTAATAGCGATTGGTGAAAGGGCAAATGAGTGGATGACAAATGCGTCCAACGTCATATCTATCGGTTATTCGGCAAATAATAATGCCGAATTAACATTACCCGGTCTTAATTTTCAAGACGTTATTTCTATCGGTAATATGGCTGGCCAGAATATAGCGGCATCAAACTCTATAGGAACTTTAAACAACGCTGTATTAATTGGTAGAGAAGCTGGTAATTCTCTGGGTAGTTATGGAGATTCTACTGTATCGGAGGTTGTATTTATTGGTCATTCAGCCGGGTCTGACGTATCGAATGGAGTTGATTCGATTATCGAATCTGTTGTTGGTATAGGTTACGGTGCTGGTATTAATTTAGGAACCATCGGTGTAAGCACCATAGCTGACTGTGTATTTATAGGACCGTATAGTGGTTCTGGTATTAATAATTTCGCAAATGTCAATAATGTAGTTGCTTTGGGGTCTAATTCGGGTTCTGGTGTAGGAACAGGAAGTGGAACCGTGTCCAATATAATAACTATAGGAACTAATTCAGGATTTAGTTTATGTTCAAATGGTGGATTAGGGACTAGTATAATATCCATTGGTGATTATGCATGTGAAGAAGCTGGTATTAATGGTTCTATATCAGATATCATAGTTATCGGGTCTAGTGCAGCCTCCAATTTTAGTAGTGGTGCCGCATCTTCAAATGTTATAGCTATTGGTAGTACAGCCGCTCAAAGTGCGACTACATCAAATTCCATTTTTATTGGTAGTAATTCTGGGACAGGAATACAATCTAATCTGAATACATTCGTCGGTCACAACACCAACACGTCATCACCATCAACACCATCTCTTAGTGGATGCATTGCTTTGGGTTATGGTGCTACCCCATCGGCTCAAAATACCATCGCAATCGGTTCTACCACAGTTCCTCTCAGCGTGGTTCCCGGTAAATCACTCACATCATCACTATCCGGATTGAAAATAATGATCAATGGTGTCTACTACACCATTCCGCTATTGGCATAATTTTTATTAAATAAACACATGAGTATTTTAGAAATAACCAAACCTACAACATCCCCCCCAACAAAAGAACAATTACTTGAAAATATTAAGAAAAAAATTAATATTTTTTCTTCAAGATCATTTTCCGAATTAGTTAAAATTCAAAAAGATGGGATTGATTTGGTATGGAATGATCGAAAATTTGATCCTCAAGAAATTGTGGACAGTCTTGGAACAGATGCAATAAAAATTTTTCAATTTCATGGGGCATTGACAGAATTTATAACTAAAGTTGCCCAGATTGACAATGTTTCCGTCGATTTAAAATATCCTACAAATGCATTTACAATAGATAAGAACGGAAAAATTACTGTCACTGATCAACCTTACGTCCCGTAAGTAAATAATAGCAATGGCTCTTTCATTGCAACTAGGGTATCCTGACATACCAAAATCTATCACCAATCCGAATGTCAAAGCACAAGACGCTTTAGATAGTCTAGATCCATTGTCGTTTTTAACCTTCATTAAAATAATCACAGTATCTTTCGAACCTGATTCTTTGCAGAATTATTACAATTACTATTTAAAAAGTTGGAATTATATAAAAAACAATAAAGAATCCGATGAATCGAATATAATTATAAACAAATACCGAGATTTCTTGAAGGAATTGAGTCTGAATTATACTACATTGGAGGAGAAAAAATTCTTATCAAAAATAGATTTCAATGACCCGTTGGATCTGGATATTGTTTTGAATTTTTATGGAAGAAAGCTAATAGAATTATCAAAATTCTATAATCACAAGAGAAATGACGTAAAATACAACACCCTCAGAAACAAATTGAAGGGTACCAATTATGGGACCAATAAGACCATCACAGAGTTGACGTTGTCTTATTTAAAAAATGTTGGTGGTGGGAAAATCATATATGATTATGAATCCATAAAAAACAATTTGGAGATAGAAATTGAGGAATTATACGATTCCTATCAATTATATTACAATCAATCCCCTGATGAGAAATTATACGATAATAAGGATTTGGATTATGGGTATGATATATTTTTAAAAAGCAATTCTGAGATAATAACTGAAGTCTTTGCAGGTTTTTCTAAAGAATTGATAAATCTTAAAGAGATTGATGACCTTTTAGACAATAAGAGGGGATTAACTGAAAAATATATAGCCACGGACTTTTACTACCTTTCTACAGGGGACAATTTATCCAAATTAGTATCTGGAAAATTGTTTGATGCTGATAATAAGGTTCTAAATTTTTTAAATAGAGAGTATCCAACCACAGCATCAACGTCTCAATTAGACTATTTGAAAGGTGCAAGATCACAAGGGTTCTTCACCCCTTCAAAAAATTCTATAATTTTAATAGATGGGAAAAATTCTTCATATTCTTTTAATTTAGAGAATTTGGAAACGAATAAAGTATACTATTTTCCAGATCCAAATTTATATGGGACAAATGGAGATATTCTTACATTTACAGTCGACGAATCCTTTATAAAAAAGAACTATTCGTCTGGAAATGCAGTCAATAAACCAATCTCAACCCCAAATGACACCAAATATTATGGTTATGTATCAAAAATCGACCAAAACCGAGTCAAGTATTTAGAAAACGTCTTTGACTTGGGTTATGTTGATGATATAAAATACGACATTTATGGTAATTTATTCGGACTGTTTAAAGACGACATCAACTACAGGGGAAATGTGGAGTTTATAGACAAGAGTAAGATTTATAATGTATTAATCAATGGATATACATTTTACGATGACCTATACAATGAAGGATATTCATTTTCGTATCTTCCAGAGACCACTTACGACGATACCACTTATAATGAGACCATAAGAACGGGATTATCTACAAACACATCAAACTTTTTGCACCGAGCAGACCCAGAGATAACATTCTTCGGTGGTTTTTTCACACCATATAATGAATTGATAACCCCGTCAGAATTTCCAACTGTTTATAATATATACGATAATGCCTATATTCTAGACAATTCCGGAAATCCATTGATAGAAACAATTTCCTCAGACTTATCATCTTTCGAAACAGATTATGGTGTATACTATTACACCAAATTACTCGAAAGTGGCATCACATCGTCAAATCCTCTCCAAAGAGCCTTATTAGACAATACTAATCCATCTTTAACAGCAAGATTGGTAAATTATCCAAAATTATCAACAATAGGTCTTGTGGATGGTGGGCAATTTATTGAATATGATTTCGACATAGCTATATCAAGTGATAATTATGACTTAATCCCAACAACAAACAACCCCACGACCTTAATTCAGTCGAATTCTGCAATCGTTCCCACACTAACAGGGACAATATTCGTTAAAAATTCTATTACAAAGTCTACAGATAGTCTACTAAATACGTTTCCTTATTTTTCGTCAAAATACTCACATGATATATTGCAGCAATTAGATAATGATGTGATTAGATTTGAAATTGCTAATGATGTGATTTTTATAGAAACTGATAATTATTTTATCGTGGATAAAATTTCAATGAGTTCTGGAAATATCGTGGACCCAAAAAGCGAAAGCGTTGTTATTGAACATTCCAACGACTATTTTGATAAATTATCTAATAGATTTAAAATAGGAAATGATGTATTTTACATAAAAAGTAGAACTATCACGGAAGAGGTTTCTGGAAATAATTTTCAAATATATCCAGAGATTTGGAAATTTGACTTGGTGAATTTCCAAAATAGTAAAATATTTCCTCTTAATTTATCTGATGTTACAGATTTTTTCAATGTATCGGGTAATAATGTCAAACCGACTTCATTAGACAGTCCCGTTTTTACCTACAATTCAAGAAATAATTTGTTTAATTTTTCATTTTTATTGAAAGATCAAAACAATTATCCAAGATTACACACATACATATTCAAAATTTATCCAAACGTGCAGTTTTATACTCACAAACTGACCAAATTTTCTGATGATAATGTATCCAACGATTTCTATAATACTGAGACTCTTCAAGTATTTTTATCATCCACCTCACCAACATTTGAAAGCGAATTGATCATATGAATAGCTATACACTCACACTATCTTCTCCGAAACCAGACTATACACACATCGTTGATGTTCTTAATTTTGAAGATTATACGAAACTACGTATAGATATCAGCAATTTAAGTGAAAAAATTATACCGATCAATTTAAAGGTTGATTGGGGTGATGGTAATAGCGAATTATATGATAATGATATATTCGTGAATAGTAGAGATCAGGTGAATATATTCCGTGTTAGTCCACTCTTGACCAAAATTTATGAAAAGGACTATTTCCCCTCATCTACTGCACTTTACAAAAATTTAACCGCGCAAATTTCAGTAAATTATTCAAACGGTGATGTTGGATGGTTTATTATACCTATAGCAATTAGATCATATGATTATTTTGAATCCATTTACGATTTAAAAACCTATAACTGCAACATATTACCAATATCTGCAAATTCTTCCGAATATCAATTCATTACCCATATTGGAAAATATGTGGTGGAGCTTTCCGATTAAATAAATAATGTGGTTTATAATATAAACAGCTTATCATCTTACAGTTCTCGACAATTATCCTCTGGTACATCATATTTTGGATACAAACAATTCAAAAGATATTACCCCGGTAATTACTCGATAAACTTTTCGTCTGCTCTGTCGGGTATAAACGACTTTAAGGTGAAAAGTTATACAAATTTCTATTTAACCAACAATTGTAAGTTGTCTGATATAGTGGATTATGACAATGCTAGATTAAAAGCTATCGATGTATTCGGATACATCAAATACGGTTCAGAATTCTTATCATATTCTGATATATCTTCAAGACCTTACGCATTGATTAATAGATATAACGACCATAAGGATTATGGTGTTGGAATTTTCACAAATGAGCAAAGCGAGTTCACCGATTTTACGTTTAAAGTCGATGATAACAACTATTGTAATATCTTTTACACCAAGAATTACATCAAGTATTATATGTGTATGGATAATGAATTGAACATTGTCTTTGTTAAAGAGACATTACTCGATTTTAGTCCCAGTATTGATGCCCAAGACTTCAAATATCTCTATTCGGAGAGAAATAATTACATTATTCTCATTAAAGAAACAGAAACGGGCAATTATCTGATAACCAAATCTGGAAACGGTTTAAAAGCGATTCCAGTATTGGAGGATGATTTCGCTAGTTATCTATCCAATCCATTCAAATTATCTAAAAGTTTATACATAGATCCCAAGACCTCCCTAAATTTCAATTCCATCACATACAATGATGAGAATAATGTTGATGTGGACAAAAGCGAGTTTGGGTTAAACAATAACTACCTAATATATAGAAACTATTCGAGCAATAACGAAATCGACAATATTTTAATACTCAAAAACCAATTACTCTCCAATGATGTATCATCTGCTGGGAATAATTTGATATCTTCCAAGGATTATTCGAGTTATACCAACGATTTAAGAAATTATACTTCTATTGCGGAGAACGTAAAGGAGGAGGAAAGCACTGATTTGGTCCTAAATTACGTTTTTTATAATCAATATTATAATATATTGCCCGGTTTTAATGATTTCATATCACCATCATCGATGAATCCATTTGAATGTATTAATATCAATGATACCAAATTCGTGGATAGTGGATCATTTTCTTATACGACACCAGAATATGCTGATAAGGTATATCATTTATCGGATGATGTGACTTTAAATCAAAATGGTCAACATTTATTGTGTACATGGTTGAGCGGTTCTCCCTTCTCAGATGAGAAAATCTGGATCGATAGATACTATTATCCCGATTTAATCGAAAAAGCTGATGCCCTAAGCTCAAGTCCAATATTCGATTCGACATATGAGGATTATATCGAGAAATTAATTGATCAAAATTACAATGGAATTCGTGATAATGTATCAAAAAAGAAAATTTTTGATAAAGTGAGTGATCTTTCATTTCGTCCTAATCAAAAATATAGATATGAAAGAATAAATCTCCAAAATTATTCAAATACTTTGGAAAAGTCCGTTACATCACCATGCTATACAACTCTTACCAACTCTGATACGACGAATTATTTCAAAAACATAAACCAATCAGGAGAACTCACACTTAGCTTTAATTTTCTAGGAGATTCTAGTGACTGGATAATCGAAAGTGACAGAAATTCTATAAATGGTGGTTTGAAAATCACCAAAAGTGGGGATGGTATATCTATAGAACTTAACTTATATGATGCTACGACATTTGGTTTAAGTGGTCAGTGGTATAATCGACTCATTACATCGAAATACACGAAATTAAAAAACAATTTCATATGTGTTTCTGTAGATACCAAGAAGAATCCCGGTTATTTTTTCTTAAATGACAAAATAATCGATAATTTCACCATACCAAATTACCAATTTCTGATAAAAAAAATCCTATTTGGTGATTTTTACTTCAGAATCGGTAATGAGGAGAGTAATTTATTGACACCAAATACTAAAATCAGTAATTTAAATATATCAGATAAATACACAGAACCTTCATTGGCGTTTACATCATATCTCTTAAATAATAAAACGGTTATAGATCCAATCGTTATAACTTTACCATCTGGAATGAGAAACAATTGTGATGACATTGACTTACTGCAAAGTATATGCGATTCATCCTCGTTTAAATCCAACAGTGTGAACGTATTGGTGAAAAACTTAAATATTTCGAATGGTGATATTTTGAATGATCTGGATAATCATATAAGAAATAACATTAAATCTCATATCCCTGCAAATGTGGATATCAACAACATAGAATTCGTTAATTTTAAATGAAAAGCTATTTCAAACACACATCAGGAGACGCCTTTACACTAGATGGCGTGGATTATGTTGGATATTTCAATATAACGGACAATCTCCCTTATACTGGACGCAAGAAAACAACCGAAAGCGAACTCCTGTCGTCTAAAAACAACAATGTGTCTCAAATCTATTCAAACAAAATTGAATTCGACACAACATATCGTCATGTCTCACCCATAGTAAATTATTACTCAAATTCATTCGATATCCTCAATAAACAAGGCTTGTCTAATATGTTGGGTGCTGTTGATAAAAACAATTTAACATGTTTCAGGAATTTGATAATCCAAAGACCAACCATCTTCAAATTTGAAGAGACTGGAGGACACTTCTTCGGATTATCCTCGATTTCAGAAGAAAATCTGAATAGTATAGTGCCGAAATATGATATAAGCAATATTATTCCGTTTTCCCAAACCAATAATTTCAAATTTTTAGACAAGATACATACATCGACATTTTTAGTCGATTCTTCAGACAATTTCAAATATATATGTGCTGACGATGAGGGTCTTTACACATTTGTCGGGAATTTTATAAGCAGTGAAGGGTTGGAAATCACTCAAAATATCAAAAACTCCCCATATTATAATGTCATACATAAAATATTTCACGATCAACAAAATAACAAATTTTATATTGTCAGGAACGATGATATATCCATTTACGATGCATCCAACTATTACGATTGTGATAAATTGATATTAGAAGATTTGATAAATTTACCATATAAATCAACCACTAAGGAATATATATGGGACACGACTGATATTGCTTTCGATGAACTTTTCGTAACATTCGATACAAAATACACAACAACAAACCCCAATAATGTGGAATATGTCAAATTTGGATATAATTACAGAACCATATTAGAAGAAAACATACTCAAATTATATAATAAATATTCTTTGGATTTAATAAAAAGTATCGATCTCTCGAATTATAACATTTCTAATGTAGTAGATCTCGATATACGCGATGTTGATGACTACATTACCATATTATACAAGCAAAACGGCGATTATCGGGTATCGTTTATAGACTCGGAAGATTTGTCGTCTGAAGATTATGCGTTATACGGTTTGGAGAAGTCTGATATACAAAACATAAGCTTCGTTTACAATGACTCCAATCTAATATCCGTAAGAAATGGTAAAGAATTTCAATACAGATGCATCTCTGCTCCTGAATATCCCTGCGGTAGATTAGATTTAAACGATCTCAACTATGATTTCACAAAATATGTGTGGGATACAACTGATCAGGTTTGGAATTTCTTTATGGTTCTATGGGAAGGGTTATTCGGAGACTCCAATCAATACAATAACCTAGCTGTCTCAACATTATTCAAAGATGATAAAATGTATGCAATATTACATAATATTGGAAGAATTTATGTCCTGAATCAAAGTATGTCTGACCAATACCTAAGCTTTGTTCCGATGGGTCTCAGTAAATATTACTCTGGTGTCGATACTGCAAAGCATTCATTAGGATTATCTTTCAATTTAATGATTTCTAATATATTGAAGGACACTCTCAATCTATTCAATCAATCTTCCAGTTCATTTACGTTAAAGGAAAGAGGGATTATTTTGGATAAAATTGAGGATTTTGTGTTGGAGACAGAGAATCTTTATATGAATGGCAATGAAACCGCCAATGTTGTAATGTTGCAAAGGATTTTGCTTCTGATTACACAAATCCAGTCAAAATTATTACCAAAAACTTGAAAAATATACAGGTCGGGTAAATATTGTTATGAGTACATTTCAGGGCAAGTTAATAGCCGATTCATACACAGGCATTCTTCACTCAGAGGGAGAGATACCATCATCTGGAAAAACTCCCGTCTATGATGGATTGGGTAATACGTCATCCCTATCCATAGGTCGTAATGGGAATGGTGCGACTGTATCTGGTCAATTATCGGCATCTAATTTAAAGGTTGGAACGCAAGGATATCCTTCTACAACTGGTTCTGTGGGTTCTATCGTCATACAAGAAACAAGCGGATCATTGGGTTACACCACGTCTCTTTCTGGATCATATCTTTCTGATTTGAGTCCAAACCCCGCTGATCGCTACAAATCTATCGACTACATTGATGTAAATTCTAAAGGTCTTGTCACTAAGATCAAAGAAATTGATTATATTAACGATCCAAAATTGATAACAAAAACTCAACTGGTAAACAACCCTGCTACTAAAGTTGCTTCCGGAAAGGAAATAACTGAAGATTGGCTACCGCTATCATTGTTAAATAATTTGAATGGTGATCCATTGGTTCCAATTGGTGCAAAGTCAGCAATATTATTTTTAGAACCAATTGAAGATGCTAACCCTGCTCGTGCCGTTAGGATCAGAGCTTCGAGAAATCCAATATTAGATAATGGTTCTAAATTATACGATCCCTATGGGCATAGATGTGTTTATTATCCCAAAGACGGAACAAGGATCGGTGTGCAATGTAATGTAGCAATAGGTGATTTGAACCAAGATGGAACAGGGACTCCACTGGTTTATCTTAAAGATGATATAATTGATAATAATGCGTCATATTTACCAATCAAATGGGATATTTCAGTTGAAGCTTACGGATACTAATATATATGCCTAATATCGAAATTTCAAAAGTAAAGTTTAGGAGAGGTGCTAACTCTTCTAGGGGATCTGTAACATATGACCAAGGGGAACCAGTCTATACGACGGATACTCATCGATTGTATGTTGGAAACGGAACACCTAACACCGAATCTGTAATCGGATCTAAAATACATCCCCCCTTGACCAATTATTATTCCTTATCCAATACCGTGGGTGAAATTGGTGACGCAGTTTATTGTAATAATAAATTTTATCAGTTGACGGCGACGGATTATTCTAATATAAATTCTTGGAGCGATGTTTCTCTAAAAATAGATAATAGTATTTTTACATATACTCAGTATAACACTCTCAGCGTTATACCCGACAGCATATCATCTTCTTATTTAAAATCTTCAACGATTTCGAATGGAGTGAAGATAGACTCCGGGATTCTGCAATTGGATTTTAATTCCAAATCTCTGGAATTATCATCCAACCAATTATCCATTAAAGAAAGTGGTATAGACGAAAGGGAAATTTCAAATTCAGCTTTAGGATCAGGATTGAGAGGTGGATCTAACGACAAAATCTCGATAGATATCAACACTGATTATTTTATTTTTGACGGAAATAAATTGAGTCTGTCGGCAGCGCCAGTAGTCCTAAATTTTTCCGATTTACAAACCTATTGGTTTGGAAGTGGTCTAAACATCAATATAGTTGACGAGATTATAACAACTACATTGATAGATGTCGATAATAAAACGATCCAAAAGAATAGCGGTGTAATATCTTTCAAACCATCTGTTTTTGGAAGTGGTTTAGTATATAATTCTTTATCAGCATCCTTATCTTCTGTTTTGGTTGATGTTGATAACTCAACCATCACAAAAACTGATGATGGTGTTATATCACTCTCCTCAATAACCACCCCATCTTCAAATGAATGGAACAAGATCAACGTCGACCAATATGGAAGAGTTTCGAGTGTAGAATCTGGGATACAAGGGATACTACAAGGGGATTCTCCATCAGGATCTTATAATATAACAAACACTTTATCGACCTTATTCAACGGAAGCCCAACTTCTTATTATGATGGAACGGGAAACATAACCAAATTCAGCGCCATCTCCTCAGATGGGGTCACAGTGATCAATTTATCATCCGCTGGGTTTATTACTTTTGAGGGAAATACTACTACAAGAGATGGAGATGTTATATCTTCTAGATTTGCTATCCCGATTTTTAAATACTAAGTAATATCATGGAAATTTTTCAGAACACCATATGGAAACTTGTCTTTCGACAAGGATCTGACAATGATAGGAGGTATATAATCCCTTCCTTGGGAGAACCCGTATTCACTACTGACACGTATAGACTTTATGTTGGTAATGGATTTTTGAGTGGTGGTGTTGTCGCTGGTAATGTATTTCAAGGTTCTACAAACGCATCCCCAATAACATATACGAGTTCTGTTATTGGAGATTTAGCGTATGATACCGATAAAGACACTCTCTATCGTCTAAAATATACGACAGCTAATCAATTATCAAGTTGGGAACCTATTGGTGGGATTTATTCTTCAAACGATTCCTACATCAAAATAGAAAATAATAAGATATCTCTAAATGCGTTGTCTAGTTATTCGCTATCGGAAGATTTGGTCGAAGGTCCAGTGATATTGGATTCTGGAAAAATCACATTGTCTGCAAATATACCATTCAAGTCAGTATCCACTAAAACGATTACAGTATCAAGTGGATTGTTGGGATTTGTGGATGGTGTGGATGTGTTTGATAAACCGATAAATCCATTGTCATCGAATTTGGTGATTCAGTCAAATCAACTATTCGCAAAATATAGTGGATTGAGTGGAACTGGGCTAAATTATTCGAGAGGGATTACATCAGTAACTAAACTATCTGCTGGTGATTATATTTTTTATTTTCCAGCACTTAAAAACGCAAATATTATACCACACGTCCAAATTTTCGGGTTGGATGCTTTGGATTGTGTCGCTAGGGTCGATTCCGTATCAGTTTCTTCTTGTTTAGTAAAAGTTTTAAGTAGTAACGGTGTGACTAGAGACGCAAATGTTACACTTACAATTGATTACTAATGTCCGCACCATCAAACATATATTTGGCTCCGAGTGCTAAATTTTTCGGCTTTCTCGATCCAAAAAAAGCTTACAATTCTCATTGGGATATTGTTTGGAGCTTCACATATGCGTTAACCGGGACGCAGCATGGGTTTTGCACATACCTGAGCAACAGCGAAATACTCTTATCCTCATTACCGGGCCAATATTTGGGATATCTTTACAACGTTTATGGAACATATGACTATCTTTTAAGTGAGGATTCTGAAATTATATCAACGGAAGGTGGGGAATCCATATTATACGACGACCTCTCCGCTTCTACATATATAAATTCCGGATTCTTGGGGATAGCATTCGATTCCACTGGATATTTTGCTCTTTCGAACTCGTATAACGACGGGGTATCAGTAAATGGTGTGAAGAAAAACAGTCTAATCATTAGACAGGGCAAAAATTTAATTTTTAATGAAGCTCTTTCGGCGTTAGATACTTCATTTTTCCTTTCATCCTCCGTTAAAAGTTACCAAACATTGAGATTCAGGCTCAGTAATGGAAATAAATTGTACATCGACTATAGAAACGCAAATACAGAATATAAAAATTTAACAACCGTCAAATTATCGAATCTGGATATCGCGAACAACACCGCCTTATACCCAGCATTCGCATTCTCATCCCCTATATCATCCGTTAGCATAACACCGTCCACATTATGGTTCAAAAATTTCCACACTCAAGGATGTGTGAGCGATCCTACTTATGAGACTTTGGATTATCAACCAATCACTCCACATAGCAACACATATACTACGATATCTGGAATAACAGCGATACCTGTTTAATATGATTGAAGGGACAACATCTTTTCCTACTTATACTAGTACTAGTAGCACATCTACTAGTACATCGACTACTACATCCACAAGCACCACATCCACCACTACGCCACCGGACGGTTCCACAACATGCTCACCGTGTCTTCCACCACCAGACACAACCCCTCCAAACCCTCCGATCATAATAATCCCACCACCCAACACGCTGCCCCCGTCTGCGATTGTTGTGGTGACAACTAAGGTGCCACCTCCGAGTTCTCCATTAACGAAAATTGAGACAATACTCACCACACAGGCACCCACAACTACAACTACAACTACATCTCCACCAAGAACCACAACCACAACTACTCCAACCCCAACAGTTGTGAACAAAAAATGTGATGATGCTTGCCTTTATTTAAATTTCTGATAATTAGTTTTATGAGAAAACTAACCATTGGGATGGCAACTCACGATGATTACGATGGATTGTATTTCACGATACAAAATATTCGTATGAATCATCCAGAGATTTTGGATGATATCGAATTCGTTATTATAGACAATAACCCAACCAGCAATCACGGGAAATGTGTGCAAAATTTCACTACTCGTATCAAAGAACCTCTACAATATCTCCCATTTACAAAATACAAATCAACGACTATTAAAAACAAAGTCTTTGAATTAGCGGATACCCCATATGTCTTATGTATAGATAGCCATGTTCTTGTAGAATCTGGGGCGATTCGAAAACTAATAGATTTTTACGATTCTGGAAAGGATTTTGGTAATCTTTTACAAGGTCCACTAGTCTACGATGACTTAGAAAATATATCAACTCACTTCGATCTGAAATGGTCTGGGTATATGTGGGGGCAATGGGGGACAGATCCCCGTGGATTGGATAAAAACGCCGACCCTTTTGAAATACCAGCACAGGGTATGGGTCTCTTTTCATGTAGAAAAGATTCATGGGTGGGTTTCAATAAAGAGTTTAGGGGATTTGGTGGGGAAGAGGGTTATATCCACGAAAAATTTCGTAAAATTGGTAAGAAGACCCTATGCTTGCCGTTTTTAAGATGGTTACATAGATTCGATAGACCTAATGGAATTTCTTATCCCAATGATTTAAAGGAAAGATATCAAAATTACCTAATTGGGTTCACAGAGCTTGGTTTAGATACCGATGAACTGGATGAACACTTTAAAGAAGTTATGGGATGAAATTTGGCTGGGTGATTTTACAGCGATCCCATTTTAATCTCACATTCTACGTCATGTTTCATCGATAACCATCTTTCCTCCATGTATTTTTCTATGGCCGCTGGTTTTATGAGTAAATCTACATTATTCACCCCCAAATCGTCTGCCTTTTGTTTAATAATATCAAAAGCCTCAATTAAACATGCCCATCTAGTAAATTCTGTAGAACTCATTTCCTCAACAGACCCATCCCCACGTTCTATGCTCACTGTCATAATTTGTATCAGTTTATCTTAGTGTTTAATCATTTTAATCCATGATTTGATTTGATTATCCGTATATTTCCAACCACATGTCGGGCATTCCCAAGATAAATCGCAGCAATCGCACCCCCAACTACAAAAACAATCCCAAGAGACTAATTGTTCGTTTTTACAACAATTGTTCCATTGTTCGAATTTCTTGTTTTTCTTTTTAGACATATCACCAATCCCATTCCTTAATAGTTGGTTCTCCACCAAATGATTTCACCCAAGGAATGAGTTTACCTATGATGCATTTTGGACAAATATCTATAGACACTTCCTCACCAGACCCACCTTCTGGATAATTAGACCCGGTTTTTGCCCAAAAGGAATAATCAAAAGCGTCATAACATGATTCTTTCCAATCATTTTTCGTTATATCACCACAAATGTCGCATTTTACACTCACCAGACGATCATATTCTTTGACAATCTCCATTTTCTGAACCTTTGTATAATTTTTCATACAACTTAAATGTCTCCAAGTGTTTTATCAATTATTTTTTGGTCCATGGGTTCTGAAAGTAGAACAGTGTCGTAATTTATTGTCACTCGATAGTTATTTTTACATTTTTCACACTGAACTTCGTTCTCGGTATTTGGAGAAAATAGCCCCTTAAAGGTATTTCCACCGCAAACACATGGCAATTCCACCAATTGGGTATCAAAGATATCCTCATAATCCTTGATAACCCTTGTTTGTTCTTCATTAATGGTCTCAAGATCAAAAATAGTGGTCAAAAGCTTCTGGATTTCTTCATCCTCCTCTGGATTTGAATCCTTTAAGAACAAAAATGTGAATATACCTGCTGGTATGCAAAGCAATATGGGGAAAATTACCAAAAACCAAGGTGCAATTGCGAAATATCCGATAATTGTGAGCAATATGATCAAAAATACCCAAACACCCAAAAGAATCGCTCTTTTTTTCCAAATTGTAGTCATCTCATGTATTATATACCCCCAGAATGGAGAAATCAAGCTCAATATAGCTCGTCTTCCATCTTTTCATCCTCGATGTCATCCATCACATGCTTCGCTCCGATGGTATATTTCTCTAAAACATAGTCAACGTTCTGCATAAGATACAATACCATCTTCTCTGTGTTCTTTTTAAGCTTGAGGAGTTCCTTCTTATTCTTAACGTCTTTGGTTTTTAGGATATCTTCTATTGTTTTCGCTGCCTGCATACCAGAATCCACCATCTGACCAAAATAGGTTGGAAGATTTTGCATTTCATATGGTAATGCATTTGGACCAGCATGGGTCTCCCTCTCCTCTTTTTTATACTTCTTCATTTGTGAGGATGGATCTAAATCGTGGTCGATATCTGGGGACGCGAATTTGGTCGAATAGGGGCTTTCTCCTTTAGCTGGCATAGAATTATTTAACCCGAATAGCTAAATATACTATATGAGCAACCTATTTGCCAAGGAATTTATAAGACTCTTACGCGAGGACACCCGCGATTTGGAAAGAAAAGCCATGGAAGCATCTTTGGATGATGGAACCGATCCAGAAGACTTCGGCGTTGATCTCACCCCGGATACCAATACCGTGGTTGATAAGACATCGAAACAAGTTGCAGATGCAATGTCACAAAAAAATCAACAAACAATCGATGAACTACAATCTTGGATTACAGAAATTGAATCATTTTTATCATTTCTTAACAGTGAAGATCCTAATTCCATTCAATCACGTCTTGCTGCTGCTGAACCGGACACTGTGATGGATAAAATGAAACAATCGCAACAAACAAAAATCAGTCGCGTTGCTTCAGATTTAGCATCTCTACATCAGAACTTCTTAGGATTCATGGCACAGACATCAAATGCTAGATATAAATATGTTTGAAATTGGAATCAGAGATTCGCAAACAACATCTTAAACTTTAAAACAGCACCCTTACCACAGGTGCTGTTTTTCTTTGCCCATTCGGGAGACACCTGATTGAGATCCTTATCCACACAAAGCTCATTGAGATCCTTGTAATACTTTCCCCATTTTTCTGGCCATATGAATACACATTCACCAGACTCCAACAGGCTTAACGTTTTCTCTCTGGCTGTTTTATCAACCCATTGAGAATCTAAAAACCATATCTTATTAAACAGTCCCAAAGAATCCATTTGACTCTTCTGTGTTTTTGTCAATGTAAACTCTTTGGCAGCGTTAATCCCTGCCACACCCAATCCGTTTTTTATAAAGAACGAATCTATCGGACCCTCGAATAAAAACACAGTGTCTAAATTGGGATCTATATTATCGATTCCGTATAATGTCTTATCAGAATTCACCTTGGATAGATAACTGGGCCTTTCGTCTGTGTTGAATAGAGTGCGGGTTTGGTAGAACACAATATCCCCCTCCTCGTCCTTGAAAGGTATCACTAAGCGATCACCCTGAAACTTGTCCTTCAAGCTGATGTAGAGGGCATGAGGGCGATTAACAGCAACGTCCAGCCTGCGTCTCTTTATATAATCCAAGGCGTATTTTACCTTCGAATTGTTTTCATAATATTTGACTTGTGTTGGGTCAAATAAATTTATAGAATCGATAGGTAACGTTTCAACCTTCAATTGTGGAGCATCTTCTTCCAATAAAATTGGAGTATATCCGAAGTCTCCCTTACCCATATCATCGCACAATTCCTTATGCGACATCCCCGACACTTCTCTTATCCAGTTATATGTGGATAGACTACTTCCACAATTATAGCAGCATATATTACTACCATCCGGATCATACCAACATCTTTTTTTTCTCCCCCAAGACGTGCCTTCTCTACAAATTGGGCAACATGAGTTGTATTTTCCTGTGGATTTGTTGTGGGTTACTCTATGACCAAATTCATAAAATTTCGAAATTACATAATCTCTCGGTAAGTCGAAATCAAAGCTCCTTTTGTTTGTTGAATTTAGCTTTGGTAATTTTTTCAATTTCATTTTTTTCAGCTTTCGATGGTTGTGGATTTACCAATTCGATTATACCATGTTTAACTCCGAAATCAAAGTCCTTTTTTGAGATCCATCTCGCATCCATCTTCCCGTCAAAAATATCACAAAAACCATAAAGATCCCCGATCTTTTTTATAAACATTAGAGTATGTCCCTTATATTGTCCATCAAGAACACCATAAGTATTTCCGAACTCTACAGATTTTTTTGAAAATTTAATCATCCCAATCTATCATTCATGAAATTTTGAACCTGCTCCATGAAAAGATTATCCAACGCTGATTTTTCTATTTTCTCTTTGTAAACAGTAAAATTCACAGGATTCCCATCCAAATCATAACCAATCAATTTGAAACAAGTCAGAAACTCTCCCAAAGTTGAGATCATCGCTTTATTTATCTGAACCTTGTTCGGTATTTTTCTTTTTTCTTTTAATCTTGTGGTCAATGCATCCCTAAGAATATTTGTAATTTCTTCTTCGGTGAAGTCGTCAGGGATTTCCTCATTGTCCATACAAATATTTACTCTTTCTTCTCAAAAGAGCAATCATCTGTTTTTTGTGATATACCTCGTTCTATTAAATTGGTTATGATGACTTCCATGGATTTGGTTTTGAGGTTGAACGTTTTAAGGAATTTATTACCCCCGTCATTGAATTCAAAGACAACATCACCCTTATCCTCCTTATTTTCATAGCAAGTGATTATCACAGAACCACCACCCGGATCTACCATGACGGTCCACTTTCTGGGATCAAGGATTCCATAATCCTTGAAAAGTTTTATTGTTACAAAGCCAGAATCTCTTAATCTTTTAATGAAATAACTAAGTGTTGTGATTTTATTTTTATATGTCATATCTCTCATTTTGTCAGCGAACTAACTATATAGTTTAATTGAATATTATTTGAATCGATGGATATTTTACCCATTCCGTTTTTCGACACTTCGAATGTTGCGAAATCAGAATCTCCGAAATCAATCAACCTGACATTGTCCAGATTCAAAATAAAATCATCCATTTCGAAATCAACATCTTCACCAATAATGGTCAAGGTGTCTGTATTTTTTATTGTTTTGTCAGCAAGGGACCAAACTAAGTGACCATCTTCAGTGTAAATGTATAATTTGTTGGTATCTTTAAAAACACTACAATTAGCTAATAAGGTCTTTATGAAAGACCTACTCACATCAAACTCATAGTCAAATTTAAGTGCTTTTATTTTTGACAATGTGACCTTCGGTTTTGTCAAAATACCATCATCGTATAGATGATATTTGAATTTTATTGTTTTTGATTTATATTCTAAACGATTACCATTCAAATTGAATTTGATATCACTTGTCGAAGACAAATCTATCAATTTACACATTTTAGAAATTGATGGTAAATTGAGTGAAGTCTCTAAATCAAACTCTCCAGACAATGTTGCCCAAAGAAACATTGCTCTATCCTCAGATGCGGCGATAGAGTATATTTCATCTGAACTAACCTCCAAAATTGAGGTATCACTTATCTTCGATAGACTTTTGAGGAATATTTTGAAATCCTCGGACTTTAGATTCAAGTTTGACTGGTTGTTCATTTTTGTTTTTTGATTCTAGCAAATCAATTATTTTTTGCAAGAGTCTATTGTTCTTTTCCAAGAGTTCATTTGTTCTCTTTTGTT